AAACCTACTTCGTGTTCATAGAATGTCGTAGCTCCTGAAGTTAATCCTAACACTGTAGGCGTTGTAGCACTTGAATTAGGATCGTATTTTGTTGCGTAAGGTTGTTGATATACACCGTAATCTGACCATGTTGTTCTAGCTAAATTAGATGTGTACCATGTTTTTTCTAAATAATTATAACTCACAGCTCTATCTATTTGAGTAGAACCAGAAGAAGGATAAAACCAAGTTATTTCATTAAACTCAGAATTAATACCTGCATATGTTTCTGGATAATTAGCAATACTAAAATCTTCAAACACATAATCTTGTACACTACACGGTAGTTTTTTAACTGTACCATCATAGAGATAGAAAGCATTCTGTGACATCCAATAAGCTACACCGTTGATGTCAACAGAAGAATGTACACCAACAGCTCCACAGTTAGCACCTAACTGCACAAGTGAAAAAGTGAAAGGAGCCCCTACAAATTGTAGAGCATGCAATGAGTTATCTGTCCATACTAAAACGGCATTTCGAGATCTAACAGCGGATACTATCTTTGATCCATCCTGTATACGAAAAGATCCTGCAGTATTTGTTGCTGTTGGTGTCCATGTTGTAAAGTCTTCTTGAGAAGAAAACCGTAAAAATAAATCATCTTGTGTACTACTATTGCCAATAGTTGTTTCTGTACCAAATAAAAATATGTGTCTATCAGGCATAGATACTAAATTAAATCTAGAGTTTGTCGGAGCTTGAGATATTACTGCAGCTCTCGTTGATAATCCTGCAGAGGTGTCCCATCTAAATGTACCACCTTTGTGCACAGTGGCAATTAAATCTTCTCCAAAATTATCAAAGCTCCAGTTTCTACCATCCAGCGTTACAGTGGATGTTGATCTAGGAGTGTTCCATGTGCTTGTATTCCATGTGCCGATACCCCAACCATAACCATATACAGAAGCATCTGGTCCAATACTAATTTGATAATTAATATTACCAGTGCCACCGCCTCCTGAAGTAGATCCAGAAGCATTACTTGATTGCGTAACAACATAGTTATTTGCATCAGTAACAGAAGTTACTTCAAACTCGGCGTTCATGTCTAAACCATCAATTGCAGAAAAAGAATCAAAGACTACAAAATCACCTATGTTAGCACCATGACCATTATCTGTAACAGTGACGTTGTTAGTTGAATTAGTTGTAAAAGGATTAGATGCACTGCTCGTTGTTTTTCTTATTGGTGTAACGTCAGCTATCGTACCTTCTGTGTATATATAGAATTTTCTATCTGTTCCGAGAGCCGTGTACCGTACACCATTTAGATCTGACCACGCATGTATATCTCTTGCAACTCCTATAATTGTATTATCTACAAGTTTCTGCCAACCACCCACTTTTTGAGGTAATCCGTAATGAAATCTTACATTATCAGCATCGATCCAACGACCTTCGGCACCATACTCAGTGTTCTGTTTATCAATGCCTGGTTTAAAATTTAATTTTGTTAATGGCATTATATCCTCAAATATCTAAAAACTATTTCACCAGCACCGCCAGCACCGCCACCTGAAGATCCTGGTTCCGTGCCACCGCCACCGCCACCTGCACCTCGTGTGCCTGCAGTTCCGCTTACATTACCATTTGGTCCACCAGTTCCTCCAGTGGTGCTAGATCCAGCAAAAGAATCTCCTCCATCGCCACCACCAATAGTACAGTTGTCACCGCTACAGTTACCAGGGTTAGCCCCTGCTGTGCCATCTCCCTGTTGATTAAAAGTCCCTCTTGGACCACTTGTAAATGTGGTAATATTAAGACCATCTGTAGTTGTGCCAGAAGATATTGCACTGGCAAAACCAGACCTCGTACCACCTGTGCTAGGATTATTAGTACGTAATTGACCTTGAACACTTCCTCCTGATACTGAAGCAGCTCCTCCGCCTCCCAAAGTAAATATAGGTCCTGTAGTAGCTCCAGATAAAGTTGTTTCACCGCCTGGCCCTGATGATCCATTATAAACTCCTGTTCCAGCGGCACCACCTGATCCTATTACTAAAGTAAGCTGTTCTCCACCAGTAACTGCAAAAACCATGTCCGATATAAAAGCACCTGATGCTCCACCTGGTCCAGCAGATTCACCTCCTACTTTATCATAATCGGCTCCACGATAGCCCCCAGAGCCTCCGCCAACGGCGGATTGTATATGTATGCGATTAGCTAAGGCTGGAACTCTATCTGTAAAAGTACCCGCTGTAGCAAATGTTTCTAAATTAGTTGTAAGAAATATATTATAAAATTCTTTCCAAACTCCGCCTGTCTTTACATATCCATTTAAAACTGTTTTGTTAGTAAAACTTGTGCCGTCTCTACAATATAATTGATCAGGATTATCTCCCGATGTATCTAGTTGTCTCCAGTCCCCACCATCTTTAACATACATTGGCATGGCACTTTACGATACTTTCAACCAAATATCTCCGTCGCTACCACCTGTAGGATTATTTGTACTTACAGTTCTATTACCGTTGGCGTTTGTGCCTGCAGTAGCAGAAATAAAAGCTTGAACATCTGAACCAATTGCAACACCTAAATTTGTTCTTGACGTTCCTGCAGCAGATACATCGTTAAGGTTGTTTGTTGGTTTCAAGACATCTGTAACGGCAGCACCAGAAAATTTATACTTAATAGATTCGTATGTAGGCATATTATTTCTCCAGTAGTTTCCAACCAAATGTTGCACCAGAATACACAAGAGCAAAAGCTGCTCCTTCTGTAGCAACCGTAAGGTCTGATGTTTGTCCATCTATCTTATGGCTATTTCTTCCAATAGTCAAATTAGCTGTATCAAAAGTATTTGCTAAATCTACAAATCGTATTTCATCACCTACAGCAGCTGTTGCTGGCAGCGTGATTGTAAAAGCGCCACCTGTTGTATTTGCAAATATTTTATCTCCAGCAAAAGCTGTAT